TACGCTCCCCAAAAGAACTGACGGCAAAAGCGTTTCCACCATCTCAGGTGTGTAATAAAATAGATCATCAACTTCATATCCAAGAGTTCTCGCTTTCCAATACTGACAATAGTCAAGCGCTTGATTGCGTAATGAGCGATAGATAAGATTCTTGGCGTCCTTCTTGCCAAGGGCTTCCCATTCATCTAATTTATTAGGATGAGTAAGGAACCACTCGTATAGATTTTGCCTGATGTCTTCTAAATCGCACATATCGTAATGCTTGTGATACTCACTCGCTACGCTAGTTACGATGTATTGCCAGGGTTCGATACGATCCCATTTCATTTAATGTCCTTGCTGTATGGAATACCATACGCTTGATTTAACCCCACTTATACCCCGCAAAGATGAATGAACCATCCTTCTGGATTGGGACTGCGACAGGAGTTACTTTTTGTCCATCGACATAGAGGACGCCGAATCCTTGTTGCCAATTAAAAAGTCCACCTTTGATGTATTTAGCCTTTGAATAATCCATAAGATTGCCAGTTTCAAAACCCCAGATGGTACGAGTAGTACCAGCGCCGTGGCTCTGGCTATAAGGAACCAAACCTTGACGATGAGTGTGGCCACAAATGACAGACATGTTAGAGCGCTTAGCAAGATTAAGAGCAGTAACGCCTGCAGTCGAAGAAGCATTTCCTTCGTCGCCGTGCATAAGGAGCCAATCAGGTGCGAGTTCATACGGATCTTCATGATATTTAATTCCTAACTCTTTCATGCGAAAAAAATTCTGGATGTTTAGTTCAGGCAATCCAAACAAGCCTGGTGCACGCATCGATACTGTATTAAGTAATCGATCTGTGTGGTTTGAGCGAGCCATATGAGAAACATTAAGTTGCTCAAGGATTCGACACGTCTCATCTCTGTCTTGACCAATTGAACCTTCGTGCTCAAGACTTGTACCTGCTGACCAACGAGAGATAGTTTGCATGTCCATCTCATCACCAACGGTGATTACTTCTGTTGGCTTAAAGTCTTTGACGAATTCGATTAGGTTCTTAACGGCACGCTTATCGTGGTATGGAACCTGCATGTCGCTTATAGCGACTATGACTTTCACTTCTTTTTACCTCGCACTTTGTTCTCTTTGGCGACGTTAGCACCATGCGAGAGAGGATCGAGGTTACTCATCTTGTCATTCTTCTTACCGCCGACACGGCCTTTATTATTCTTATGGTCGACGTCGACGTTCTTTGGAAGTTTCTTACCTGTTTTCTTTTCGTATAGTGCACGAGCAGCATTCTCAGATGTAGTAACAGTCTTGCCGTTGACTTTCTTTTTGATGACAACAATAGGACGCCCTCCATTTGCTTTTGAACCCTTGTAAGGTCCGTATACTTTTTCGGCCATTTACTTTCCTACTTTCTTTTGTTCTAGTATGATGAATGGTCCACCAGAATTGTTATCGTTTTCTTCTGCGATCTTCATTGCATCTTCAATTGAAGCACCAGCACTCAGCGCACCATGCGCATAAGCACCACCACTACCTATCGAAGCGATGTTATGATTAGGGATGTTTACATCCCAACCATCACCAGCAATAAATAAATTTCCACCAAAAGAAATTAAGATATCAAACCCAGCGTCTTTATCATTTGGATCTTTGGTATATCCATTAGCCTCCATTGCCTTACGCAAGGATGGAATAACGATTGATACCATATAGCGAGTGGGGTCTTTGTAATCTTTTACTGTAGGAATTGGTGTCTTCCACAAGTACTGAGCGATGTCTAGAGGAAAGCAATCCCCTGCCCCAGCAAGCAAAAACGAGCCATTTACGCCTACTTTAGCGGTTGTTTTCCATATCTGCCCATTACTATCTGATGTCCGACTATCGGCTGCGATAACAACCTTGTCGTCATATTGAATACCAATTACTGTTGTCATTTAGGCCACAGTCCCCTTTGAACTAACAATCCAATGACGCCATAGTTAGCAACATCTTTGTATGAGTCTTCGATTGGTTCATGCTGAGGCTCAGAGCCTTCATCAAATAAATTATTTAAGCGTGCTAACTTGTCATAGAGACGCACTCGCAAGCCATTGTGTGGGCCACCTGGGGCACCTGAGATATTCTTTGGGCCGTAGTCGTGGTGTTTACTGATAAGCAATGCTTCCAGTTCCAAGAACACAGCGTGAACATCTTGCTCGAATGAATCAGTCATCGATCAACATATCCAATGTAAAGTCAACCATCTCGGGATCTGTTTCTGCTAGATAAAGAAGGGAGTAGACTTCTTCAGCCAAGTCTTTAATGACTTCTCGCTTGTGAGCGTTAGCATAAAAAGTACGAAGTAGATTACCCATTCTGATAGATGATTCAGCAGTTAGAATAAACTTGGGATCGAATGATGTCTCATTCTTTTCAAGTAGATGATCTGCTTCTTCAAAGATACTATTAAATATCTGTCCGCAGAAACTGCACTTCTTAATTATTTTCTTTTCAACACCTTCCATTGAAGGTAACTCACCATACTTACTCATTTAGTCCTGCCTTTTCTATTAGGTAATCCTTACCGTACTTAACATAACAACTATTAACATCTTCACCATCTGGTAATTGAACTATTGTCACAGGGAGTTCTTTTGAAAGACCGCGAGCGAATTCTGTACCTGCTTGGTCACCATCCGCAAAGATAAATACCCTCTCGAAATCAGCCAGTAGCCTCGTATAATGAGATTTCCAACTGTTAGCGCCAGGAACTCCCACACAGGCAATCCCAACACAGTGACTGAGAGTAATAGTATCCAGTTCACCTTCACATACACCTATCCAATCACCTGCTCTGTCAATATCTTTGACATTGTATAACTTAGTTACTGCCCCACTCATACCCATATACTTTGGTTCGACTGCTGGGTTGAGAGATCTAAAACGTAGATCAACTACGCCAGACTTAGTAACATAGGGGATTGAAAGTCTGCCTTGGAATAGTTCATGACCAACCTCAGGATGCTCTACTACGCCTAATTGCGCCGCTCGTGCTACTTCCCTTGTGATTCCCCGACTTCTTAGGTAATCGGCTGCCAATTCTATGCTCGCCGTGTAGTTGACTGTGGCTTTCGCCAGTAATTCTTTCTGCGAGAATCCTTGCTTCATGTATATTCACCCCCTCGTGCTTTGCAATTATCTGTAAACTGTTACCGCTCACCCCGCAGGTGAAGCAGTTGAATATGTTTTCTTTTTTATTAACACCAGAACTTGCGTGCTTGTCATTATGAAATGGGCACTTCACACTTACCTGTTGTCCGCCTGGAACGGTAGCGCCATAGTGCTCTAGCACTTTGACGATATCAGGTAGGTCATTACTCAAAGCAGATCACCCAATCTAATTACTAAGTAAGCATCTTCTATGGCTTTGCCTCGCGCTTTGATGAGGACCACTCCAAGTGTGTCTGAATGTAGATCTCGCGCATCAGCATAGTGACCGCGTTCAACGCTTGCCTCTCTAAGCCATCCAGATAAGTTAATACTTCCGTCTTTTCCAGGTGCTTTACACTCGATAACCACGTGCTCACGTCCGAGCCAGCGCCGTACGATAACGTCACCTTCATCTTTGGCACCTGTCCTGGCCAAGCGCTCTGATTCGTACCCCTTGCTTCTGAATAAATCTTTAGTGTCCGTTTCAAAGGTTGCTCCCCTAGCCTTGTGGCTTGCTCTGGTTACCATCATTTATATCTTCATCACTATCAGTAGAATCAATAGAATCAACGTCATTTAAAGTACCTGTCCTGATCAATTTAATGGAAGTTTTGTATGCCATTCTGGCATCAAAGTTAGTTTCTTTCTTTAACTTAGACTCAATCAACTTTATTAAGTTTTCTTTCATTACTTTTTCTGATGCGACAAAGGCTGCTTGAAATGCCTCTATATCTATAACTGGTTTCTTAGCCTTCTTAACTACTGTTTTCTTTGCTACTGCTTTTTTAACTGCCATCATTTCTCCTTAGGCATTCTCAGGGATATCATCTATATAGCAATACTCTCCCGAGAAAGCAAGCCATGTCATAATAGAAGTGCCGTTAGCATCTGCCTTGCCATAGCGATTCTTAACAACCGCAACGGCCAGTGAGGTACCAACAAGTCCAAGGGTTAGGATTAGAGCTGGTAGTTGTGCTACCTTGCCCTGTAGAGCGCTACGAGGCTGGCAGGGTGTACCTACGATACCTTCTGAGGTATGGTGTAGTACAAGAACCGCTGCATTAGTTGCTCGCGCTAGGTACTTTAATTCTTTCATGATGGCACGCATAGAAGCGAACTCCTCGCCACCATCGGTGGCTACGTCCATCAAGTTATCTACAATAATTAATTCAGGGGCGTGACCCCACAACTCTTCAAAGGCCTTGACTTCTTCATCAATATCCTCTAAGGTTGGACTAGATTCAAACGACCAGACAATATGGCTGCCCCTTGAGAGAACAGCCCTTGTCCAACCAACATCTGTAACGAGTAATTTCTCAACATCGCTTTGGCTCTTGCCAGATATCATAGATGCCAGTCTCATCGCCATGGTGTGTGCATTGGTATCGGCAGAAATGTACAGAGTTGGTACGCCTGATTTGAGTGCTACTGCTAGTGCTAACATAGATTTGCCAGCGCCAGGAGTGGCTGCTATCATAGTTAATTCAGATCTCCGAATAGCAATCTGTGTACTATCGAAAGCCTTAAAGGGACTAGGAAGGGGTTCTCCACCAATGGAGGCACGGCCAACAGAACGTGCTAATGTACGCATTTACCCCTCCTAATCTAGAATGGAAATTCTTGGTCTACTAATTTACTGGCTTGCACTGGTCTGGCCCCTGAGGCAGAGGACACACCCACATTGAGTAAGGCTTGCCTGTCTTTGAGGAGACTCCCGACTTGTGATTCCTCGCTCCGTGTATGCAGGTCGGGCCTGCCGTAACGGACGCTGGAGGAGCCGACGCCACTGGAGATGAGGCCATTGGCATTGTGCTTGTAGTGGTACTCGATGTCGATAAAGGGGTTGCGTTAAACGCGCCCGCTATCTTGGCTTGAACAGACGCAATCTGAGTTGCGTAGTCGCCAATGCTTTCTAAGTTAATAGATAGTTCATCTGCCGTGCTTGCTCTTACGTTAATCAGATCACCGCTTGGTGTCTTGTAAGATACTTGTAACTTCCAGTCATCATTGCCCATTATTTAACCCCTCGCTTGATAGTGCCTGTACGTATATTCCTTCTGCTCCAACGGGAGGAACAGGTGCGTTCTCCGCTGGTACATTGGTAAAGCCTAAGCGCTCACGCGCTTCTGCTGCCGTAATAATCTTTAACTGAAAAGCCCCTAGGATTTCCGTTACTGTAGGTTCCATGCTATCCTTCTTTCTTCGACGAAAATGTACATTCTTTGCTGAAGCCACATAACTTGCAACTTGCTGCATTGGGAATAAAGATACCAGACTTTCTTGCTTTGTCAAATTGATTGACTAAGTACTCTAGTTTCTCGTAGGTATAATCGCTTAGATCAACCCAGTCCGTCATGCTTGCTTTGCGTGCCATGTAGAAATTGCCGTGTGTTATAGAGACGCCATAGGCGACTTCAATTGCTACCTTGTAGAAGCCTAGTTGTAGGCTTGAGAGATACTGCTCGCTTGATGAGGTTTTTAGATCAATGATAACCAACTTGCCATCCACATCAAAGATGCGGTCAATGCCTACCTTGATAGGAATGTTACCGATTGGTACTTCAAGTTCTAACTCAATTGCTGGCTTGCCATCTGGTGTTCTCCAGATCTTCCAGTTCGGATTGGCTTCACGCCATGTGATATAATCCTGTACAAAGACAGGACCTTGCTTGTGCCATTGGGTGACGTCTTCCTTGTTAGGATTAGCCTTGGTTGCTCTGCCTGATACTCGAGCGTTGGTCAGGTCTTTATCCCCAACACAAACTGCCCATGCGTCGTTCCATAAATCTATTGAATCGCTCATAGGGTCTCCATATCATATATTTCAGTTGCTC